TTAGGTGGTCACCTGAGCAAATGGTAGAAGTGATTTTGGGAGAACCAGATGACTTTCTCAAGGTTCGTGAGACGCTGACACGCATTGGTGTGGCATCACGAAAAGAAAAAAAGATTTATCAGTCTTGCCATATTCTTCATAAACAAGGTAGATACTATCTGGTTCATTTTAAAGAACTATTTGCACTGGATGGTAAGCACGCCAATCTAACTTTAAACGATATTCAGAGACGCAATCGTATCGTGCAGTTACTTGCTGATTGGGGACTTATAGAAATTGTAAATATTGATTTGATTCAGGATATTGCTCCTTTGAATCAGATTAAGGTTCTTTCTTATAAAGACAAGGGAGATTGGATTTTAGAGACTAAGTATAATATTGGTTCTAAGAAGAAGCGAGTAGAAGAAACTGAATAGTGTTATATCACATCAGTGAATCTACTGCTTCTGTAGATTTTTGTAATAGTATTATTAGAAATGGTGAATCGTTAAATGTATCTGATGCAAAAATTTATGAAGGTAATGATAGAAATAGGAAATCAAAAATTTCTTGGATAAAAAATAATAATCTACAAAATCAATTGGGAAGTTTAATAAAAGAAATTAATGAAGAAAGTAATTGGAATTATTCATTAAAAGAATTTGAACCATTACAATATACATTATATAATGTAGGTGATTATTATGATTGGCATATTGATACTCATAGTGAACCATATGAAAATGGTTTAATTAGAAAATTGAGTTTTACTTTATGCCTTAATGATGAATATGAGGGCGGTAATTTTAGTATTTGTATTCCGCATCCTATAAGTAAGAAAACTAAAGTAGAAAAATTTAAAAAACCTAAAGTGGGAACATTAATTGTTTTTCCAAGTCATAGTTGGCATAAAGTCGATAAAGTAACTAGTGGTGTTAGAAAAACTTTAGTAGGATGGGTTTTGGGAAAAAAGTGGTCTTAATAACCGAATAAAAAGATACGGGGTTTACCACCCCGTTTTTTATGTCTTGTGTTAATATATACTTATGGATGCCTTCGGGATCCACAAAACACAAACTCGCTTATTTAAGGAGCTACAATAATGACTAACCTAACAAGGTATAATGCTGCGGATCTTCCTGAGTTGATGGAAAGAATCACACGCAATTCTATTGGAATGGATGAATACTTTGATCGTCTATTTAATTTGCACGAAACATCAAAGAATTACCCGCCGTATAACTTGATACAAATAAATAATGTTGAATCAAAATTAGAAATAGCACTAGCAGGGTTTAAGAAAGGGGAAGTGTATGCGTTCACAGAGTATGGAAAACTTTTTGTCGAAGGACAAAAAGAGGACACAGAATCGGACAGGACGTTTGTCCACAAGGGAGTGGCTAGCAGAAGTTTTAAACGAGCATGGACTCTATCCGACGACACAGAAGTTAAGGAAGTCGTCTTTGAGGACGGGCTCCTCACCATTACCTTGGGGAAGATAGTTCCAGAGCATCATGCCCGTAAAGATTATTTGTAAATACTAACAATTAGTTTATAATTCAGTTGTCGTTGCTACAAAAACTGTATCAGGATGATACAGTTTTCTATATAATAGTGTAATAGTTTAGGGGGATCTATGAACTTTACAGAAACGACTGCATTAATGGGAATACTAATTACTCTTTTCATTGATAGCAATCATGCGGATGTGGTCATGTAATACCTCCTGACTAAATAACTATCCAATAGGTATTAATACTCAATTATGGAAATCTTAGCAATTCTCGCCATGATTGGCGGAGCAACTTTCGGGGCATATAAGATGACACCCAAAAACTGATTTATAAATAAGAAGTCGTCGCCGCAGAGGGGATACTGGCACAATCCAGTTGACACCCCTCTTTTTTATTGCTATAATAGTTTGGAGAATAACATTACTATGTCGGTAAAACTTGCTATTTTAAAATCTGGTGAAACATTAATTTCAGAGTTAAAAGAATTGGTTTCTGATGATAATGTGTGTGGTTATCTTTTTGAAAATCCGCATATTGTTCAGGAGAGAGCATCAATATTTTTAACTGAAGATAGTGATCAATCAAGTAGAGATTTGGAAGTTTCTATATCTCCTTGGATTATTCTAACAAAAGATACTAAAATTCCTATTCGACCAGATTGGATTGTAACTATTGTAGAACCACTAGATAGTCTTATAGAAATGTATGAGGAAAAATTAAATGGAAAAGAACATTCAATGTCTTCTGTTGAAGAATAATCAAGTATTGGTTGCAGAAGTTGAGGAAGTAATTGCAGACATTGGGGCACCAGATTGCCGCATAATTAATCCATATATTTTAAATCAAAGTAATGGTGAATTAACTAAATGGTTAGATTTCACAAATCAAACTGATATTATGATGAGGTCTGATGATATTTTAACCCTTGTAGAACCAAACGGTAAAATTATTGACAAGTATCTTGAGTTGACTTCCTAATGCGTTTTTATACTAATGTTCAAATGGTCGGGGACCACTTCTTGGTTCGTGGTCATGAAAATGGCAAACATTTCATGACCCGTGAGAGGTTTAACCCGACTCTTTTTGTGCCTTCAAATAGAAAAACAAAATACAAAACTCTTACTGGCGAGTATGTTGAAGAAATTCAACCTGGATCTGTGAGAGACTGTCGTGACTTTATTAAAAAGTATGAGGGCGTTGAGAACTTTAGTATTTGCGGAAATGATAGGTACATTTATCAATATATTTCTGATAAGTATCCTGAGGAAGAAATTAAGTTTGATACTAATAAAATTAAAATCTCAACGATTGATATTGAGGTTGCATCAGAGAATGGATTTCCAGATGTAGAATCTGCTGCTGAAGAAGTTCTTCTTATTACCATACAGGATTATGCAACAAAACAAATTCGCACTTGGGGTAAAGGTTCTTTTAATAATAAGCAGCAGAATGTTACTTATAAAGGATTTGAGACAGAATATGAATTACTAACTGATTTTATCAATTGGTGGATGATTGAAGAGAATTGTCCTGAAGTTGTAACTGGATGGAATAGTGAGCTTTATGATATGCCGTATTTGGTACGTCGTATTGATCGTGTTCTTGGAGAGAAATTGAAGAAGCGTATGTCTCCATGGGGATTGGTGACCGAAAAGGAAACATTTATCATGGGACGTAAGCAGATTTCTTATGATGTTGGTGGTATTACTCAACTTGATTATCTAATGCTTTATAAGAAGTTTACTTATAAAGCACAGGAATCATATCGTCTGGATTATATTGCCAGTGTAGAACTGGGACAGAAGAAACTAGACCACAGCGAATTTGATACTTTTAAGGACTTCTACACAAATGGGTGGCAGAAGTTTGTGGAATACAATATAATTGACGTGGAACTTGTTGACCGTATGGAAGACAAGATGAAACTCATCGAACTTGCTATTACAATGGCATATGACGCAAAGGTAAACTTTGTCGATGTGTTTTATCAGGTAAGGATGTGGGATGCCATTATCTACAATTACCTGAAGAAGCGAAATATTGTGATTCCGCCAAAGGAGGATTCTTCCAAAAGTGAAAAATACGCAGGCGCATATGTTAAGGAACCGATACCTGGAAAGTATGACTGGGTGGTGTCTTTTGACCTTAATTCTCTCTATCCTCATCTCATTATGCAATACAATATCTCCCCGGAGACTCTTCTTGATGAGAGGCATCCATCGGCAAGTGTTGACCGAATTCTTAATGAAGAGGTGACATTTGAGATGTATAAGGATAATGCGGTATGTGCTAATGGTGCTATGTATCGCAAAGATGTCCGTGGATTTCTTCCAGAGCTGATGGAGAAAATCTACAAAGACCGAACGGTCTTCAAAAAGAAAATGCTACAGGCAAAACAAGATTATGAAAAAACTCCATCGAAGGCACTGGAAAAAGAAATTGCCCGCTGCAACAACATCCAGATGGCGAGAAAAATTCAACTTAACTCTGCTTACGGTGCGATTGGTAATCAGTATTTTAGGTATTATAAACTGGCAAATGCTGAAGCAATTACTCTCTCGGGTCAGGTTTCGATCCGTTGGATTGAAAATCGTATGAATGAGTATCTAAATAATCTTTTAAAAACGGAAGAAGAGGATTACGTTATTGCATCAGACACCGACTCAATTTATCTTAATCTTGGACCTCTTGTTGATAAATTTTTTGGTAATAAGTCTGATGATAAAACAGCAATTGTTGGGATACTTGATAAGATCTGTCAAGAGAAACTGGAACCTTTTATCGAACGTTCATATCAAAAACTTGCGGACTATGTACAGGCATATGACCAAAAGATGCAAATGAAGCGTGAGAACATTGCCGAGCGTGGAATTTGGACGGCAAAGAAGAGATACATTCTTAATGTATGGAACAGTGAAGGTGTTCAATACACCGAACCTAAACTCAAGATGATGGGTATTGAGGCAGTCAAGTCATCAACACCGGCACCATGCCGAACGATGATTAAAGATGGTCTCAAACTGATGATGAACGGAACGGAAGAAGAAGTAATTGAGTATATTGATAAATGCCGTAAGGAATTTAGAAATCTACCACCAGAACAGATTGCTTTTCCACGATCTGCTTCTGATGTTAAAAAGTATCATTCACATTCTGACATTTATTCAAAGGGAACTCCTATTCATATTCGTGGAGCACTTCTTTTTAATCATTATATTAAGGAGAAGAAACTGACGAATAAATATTCACTTATTGGTAATGGTGAAAAGGTTAAATTCATCTATTTGAAGAAACCAAATATTATTCAGGAGAATATTATTTCTTTCATTCAAGATTTTCCCAAAGAACTTGGTCTTGACAGATACATTGATTATGAATTACAATTTGAAAAGAGTTTCCTTGAGCCTTTTAAGGCAATACTTGATGCCATTGGATGGAATGTTGAAAAGACTGTAAACTTAGAACTATTTTTTTCCTAATGGAATTACCTATAAATGATAAAGAACTTGCTACTATTGTAAGTGCATTACGTCTTGGAGGAGATGCTGCTCTCTATCAAAAATTAAATAAGATTAAGGAAATACGTGATGCTAACCCACACGGACCTTATAAAAAAATTGCCCGTGAACAATTTGGATTTGTACTCTAATGGATTTTTTAAAAGATATAGTAAAAGAGATTGGTGATGACTACACAAAACTCGCAGCAGACATTGACGAAACTGAAACATATGTTGATACGGGTTCGTACATTTTTAATGGGCTTGTGTCAGGGTCTATATTTGGTGGCGTGTCTGGGAATAAGATTACTGCCATTGCTGGCGAGTCTTCTACTGGCAAGACTTTCTTTTCTCTCGCTGTCGTTAAAAATTTTCTTGACAGTAATCCTGACGGGTACTGTTTATATTTTGATACTGAGGCTGCCATCACTAAGTCACTACTGGATTCCAGGGCTATTGATACATCACGCTTTGTAGTAGTTAATGTCGTAACTGTTGAGGAATTCCGCACAAAGGCACTCAAGGCAGTAGACATATACCTAAAAAAACCTGAAGAAGAGCGCAAACCAGTCATGTTCGTGTTAGACTCTCTAGGAATGCTCTCAACTGAAAAGGAAATTACTGACGCTCTCAACGATAAGCAGGTTCGTGATATGACGAAATCTCAACTTATCAAAGGTGCTTTCAGAATGTTAACTTTGAAACTTGGTCAAGCAAACATTCCAATGATTGTAACTAATCACACCTATGATGTCATCGGTTCTTATGTTCCTACTAAAGAGATGGGTGGTGGTAGTGGTCTTAAGTATGCTGCCTCTACGATCATATATCTTAGCAAGAAAAAGGAAAAGGATGGAACAGAAATCGTTGGAAACATTATCAAGGCAAAGACTGCTAAGTCGCGTTTGAGTAGGGAGAACAAAGATGTTACGGTACGTTTGTATTATGATGAGCGTGGCCTTGATCGATATTATGGTCTTCTGGAATTGGGTGAACTCGGAGGACTTTGGAAGAATGTTGCTGGACGTTATGAAATGAATGGTAAGAAAGTTTATGCCAAAGCAATTCTCAAAGATCCGGAAGAATACTTCACCGAAGAAGTAATGCAGAAACTTGATGAAATTGCTAGGAAAGAATTCAGTTATGGAACGACTTGAACTTACGATTTTACGAAATCTTTTATATAATGAGAATTATTCACGAAAGGTAATCCCTTTTATTCAACCTGATTATTTCGAACAACGTTCTGAAAAAGTAATATTTCAAGAAATTGTTCATTTTATTGTTAAATATAATTCGGCGATCACTAAAGAAGCACTGACGATTGAACTTGAAAATAGAACAGATCTTACCGAAACTGAGGTAAAGGAAGTTCGTATCATTATTGATGATATAAATGATTCGCCGGTTGATTATCAGTGGTTGCTTGATACAACAGAGAAATGGTGTCGTGACCGAGCCATTTATCTTGCACTTATGGAATCCATCCACATTGCGGATGGAAATGACGAGCAAAAGAATCGAGATGCTATTCCTAGCATTCTATCCGATGCACTTGCCGTGTCTTTTGATAATAATATTGGTCATGATTACCTAGAAAACTACGAAGAGCGCTATGAGTACTATCATCGAAAGGAAGAAAAAATTGAATTTGATCTCGAATATTTTAATAAAATCACAAAAGGCGGTCTACCTCCTAAGACTCTTAACATCGCGCTCGCTGGTACAGGTGTCGGGAAATCTCTATTCATGTGCCATGTTGCTAGCTCCGTGTTGCTCCAGGGCAGGAACGTTCTCTATATTACAATGGAGATGGCAGAAGAAAAAATTGCTGAAAGAATTGACGCAAACTTATTGAATGTTCCTATTCAGGATATTACTGATCTTCCAAAAACAGTATTTGAAAAGAAGATCAATACACTCTCTAAGAAAACTCAAGGAACTCTTATAATTAAAGAATATCCTACAGCATCGGCACATAGTGGACACTTTAAAGCACTTCTTAGTGAACTTGCCCTTAAGAAGTCATTTAGACCTGATATTATTTTCATTGATTACCTTAATATATGTGCTTCCTCGCGTTATAAGTCAGGTGTGTCTGTCAATTCATATTCATATATTAAAGCGATTGCTGAAGAACTTAGAGGACTCGCTGTCGAAAAAGAAGTCCCTATCGTATCTGCCACCCAGACCACTCGTTCTGGTTATTCTAGCAGTGATGTTGACATTACTGACACTTCTGAATCCTTTGGTCTCCCTGCTACTGCTGATCTTATGTTTGCCCTTATTTCAACTGATGAGCTTGAACAACTTGGGCAAATAATGGTAAAGCAGTTGAAGAATAGGTATAATGACCCGACAATGAATAAGAGATTTGTTGTTGGTATTGACCGTGCCAAGATGAGAATTTATGACTGCGAACAAAAAGCACAGGATGACATCCTTGACAGCGGACAAGAAGAAGAGTATAATAATGAGGAAAGCAAACCTAAAAAATCATTCGACGGATTTAAATTTTGATAGAACCTTTTGACAAAATATGGGATAAACTTTTTGTATTTAATGAATTTAATATAGAACATAAAACTATAGCAAAAAAAATTCCATTAATTATTATAAGAGATATTTTTAAATATCCTGACGAATTGTATGATTTAATTTCAAAATTAAGTCATTGGTCTTTAAGTAAAGGAACACAGGATAGCGTTCGTCCAGGGATTAGTTATATTTTTAGTCCTATAATAATGGAATATGCATCCTCCAAATTTAATGAAAAAATATCTAAGGTATTTGGAGTAAAAAAAATTAATACTACATGTATGTATTCTACTATTTGTTATTCTGAAATGCCTTTAGATCCTAGAGGACTTTCATGTATACCTCATTTTGATGCTCAGTTACCTTTTGTAGGAAAAGGATACCATCAGGTAGTAACTAACTTTAATTTATCAAAAACAGTTGATCCAGTAGTTACTGGATTTTGGTCTTGGATGGGAAAATGCTGTTGTTTGGATCATACTGTAGATGAACGAAATTATTTTAATCAATATATAAAAAAACAGTCTCCTAAAACTAAGTGGGTGCAGATTAAAGATGATGAAGATTTTAAATTTGAAGGATCTATAGAGATGCCTTATAATAGTGCTGTAATTTATCCAACTACATATTTACATAATCCATATATTGAAGAAGGTTGGTTTTGTGATAGTCAAAGATTGATATTATCAATTTTTTCTAGTATTAGTTCTAAAAATCTTTCATATCCTATGGATCAAAAAAATCATATTAAAAATATATGGGAAAGATTTAGACTTAGTACTTATATGGGTTATTATTTTTGATTGACAATATGTGAGAAAGAGGATATAATAATGAGGAAAGCAAACCTAAAAAATCATTCGACGGATTTAAATTTTAATGGATAAGCATATTAATTTTGAGCGATACACCGAGTTTGTAGATGCCGTCACTTCTGACGCTTCCAAAGACTTTGTATCCCTTGCCGACCGTATGGTCGAACTTGATGAGAAGGGTGCTAATATTGAGCGACTTCTAACTGCTGCTGTTGGTATCAATGCCGAAGGCGGTGAGTTTATGGAAATTGTAAAGAAAATGGTTTTCCAAGGCAAACCATGGAGTGAAGATAATCGTGAGCACTTGATTATTGAACTTGGTGATGTCATGTGGTATGTTGCTCAAGCATGTATGGCTCTTGATGTTTCTTTTGATGATGTGATTGCCGGTAATGTAAAGAAACTGGGTAAGCGTTATCCAGAAGGTACTTTTGATGCATACTTCTCGGAAAACCGTGCTTCTGATGACCGCTGATGGAACACGCAGTTCATGCCTGGAATAGCATGGGGTATTTTGAAGGATTTCTCTTTACCCTATGGATTGTTGGTCTTTATTGGTCTAAACTAAAACTAGATCAACGCTTTAGTCGTAAGACTATATACAGAATTAAACTGGAAAAAGAAAATGACTAAAAAAACTTTTACTGGTAAAGGTGGCGAATCATG